GGCGGGGAGAAAGCCCACCCCGCCTGCCGCATCACCTATGGGATGTTCCCTATTTTCATAGAGAACGGAATCCGCGAAGCCGAGTTCCACGGCTTTCTTTGCATTCATCCACGTCTCGGCATCCATCAGCCGTGAAATCTTCGCACGGGAAAGTCCTGTCTTGAGTTCGTAGGCATTGATAATGCTCTCCTTGATCTCGGCAAGGAATGTGATTGTCCGCTCCATCTCATGTGTGTCTCCGATGGAAACGGTCATCGGATTGTGAATCATAATGGTGGCTACGGGCGACATCTCAACCGTTGATCCTGCCATCGCAACGACGGAAGCAGCAGAGGCGGCAATCCCGTCAATCTTGACGGCGACATTCCCCTTATACTCCATGAGCATATTGTAGATCTGTGCTGCCGCATAACAATCCCCGCCCGGTGAGTTGATCCAAAGGTCAACATCTCCCTCGGCAGCGTGAAGCTCGGAGCGGAACATCTGAGGTGTGACTTCATCGCCCCACCACGTTTCGTCCGAGATTTCACCATCAAGAAGCAAGATTCGCTTCTCTCCTTCGTTCCGTACCCAGTTCCAAAATTTACGTTTCATCACTTACTCCCTTCTGCCTAGCGGCAAACAGCCCTGCGTCCCTCAGTTTCGTCATATTCCCGTTGATGAGATAGAGATCGCCACCCTCGTCCGCTTCGATGGGGTTCATGTCCTCAAGACTGCGGATGTCGTTCGCCGAGAGCCATCCGTTCTGCCGCCCGATGGCATAGCCTTCCATACGGCTCTTGTAATCCCCGCGCAGCAACCCATCCACATTGAAACGAATGAAGTAATCCTTCCGCTCCTTCTCCGTCAGCAATGCTTTTTGAAGCGACTGCTCCCATCGCATTACCCACGGATTCAAGGTGTATTTGACGAACTCCAAGGACTGCTGCTCGATGTTCGAAAACGAGGATTTCTCCAAGTCTCCTACCATATGCGGCGGCACACGGTAGAGCCGTGCAATCTCGTCGATCTGGAACTTCCTCGTCTCAAGGAACTGCGCCTCCTCCGGCGGTATGGCAATCTGCTGATACTTCACGCCTTCCTCGAGGACGGCGATCCTGCCTGTGTTCATCGTACCACCGTAGACGGCGTGCCAACTCTCTCGCAGCTTCGACGGGTCTTTCAGAACGCCCGGATGTTCGAGCACGCCACCCGGACGAGCACCATTCTTGAAGAACGCCGCACCGTATTCCTCCGTCGCAAGTGCAATGCCGATGGCGTTCTTTGCCATCGCTATCGGAGAATAGCCCACAAGACCATCGAAACCGAGTCCCGGAATATGCAGTACATCCTCACGCCGCAGCCGAATCTGTCCCTTATCCGCAAAATTCGGATTCTCCTCCGTGCTTCGCGTGTAAGTGTAGTAAAGCTCACCCGTGCGGCTGTCGCGACTCACCTCCATCTTGTCCGGGAGGAGTGGATAGAGTCCAAGGACATGCCCCCTGCCATCCCGCAAAATTTGTGCGTAGGCATTCCCCCACAGGAGGAGATGCGTCATCAGCGTCTCGCGGAATACGAAACTCGTCATCTCGGGATTTGGCGCATCGTGGAGCAGAAAATACAACGGGTGCTCCGGCACGCGCTCCTTGCCCTGCCCTTGGTAGACGTAGACGTGAAGCGGCAGCCCTGCGATGGATTCTGCGAGGATGCGGACACAGGCATAGACTGCCGTCGCCTGCATTGCCGTCCGTTCGTTGACCGCCTTTCCTGCCGCCGTCTGCCCAAACAAAAAGGACAAGCCGCCAAGATGATTCTTGGGCTTGTCCCGCGAACGGAAGAGTTTGCTGAATAGGTTCATGGAAACCTCCATTTCAAAAGATGATAGCAGAAGTGCCGCCCTTCCGAGCGGCGCTCCCTCATTTCGGTTTAGAAGTTTTCGATGCAGGAAAGCTCCATGCTGTTGATTTCGGCGGTGAATTTCGCGCCCCGCGCAATCTCGTCGGAGGCTTTCAAAAGCTCCTCCGGCGTGGGATTTCCACCCATCTGGCAAATGCTGGCATTGGCTTTGATGTCTCGGAAAACCTTGCGGGCTTCCCAATCCGTCTTCTCGTAATCCGTTTCTTTGCGAATCTCGATGCGGATGCAGGTGTCGCGGTCGCTTTCGTTCGCCCAGCCCATCGTGTTTTCCTGCATCGCGAATCCGTACATGGCGGCCTTGCTCTCGATGATCTCGGCAATTTCCTTCTTCGTCATTTTCTTTTCCTCCGTTTCTGGCTCCTTCGGTTTTCCCTTTCGGTATGTGTATATTTCCCGTACGATCGGCAAAAAAGCAAGGCCATATGTGAAGATAAAGCGTGTATACGATCGCCCTAAAACACCCACACACCACGATTTTCATACACGGATTCCGAGGTATCATTCCCGCAACGGATCGCACGATCCAGTGCCATGATGAGCGCAATCACGCCGTCGATCTTCTCGGTGGACTTCTCCTTATCTGCCTTGATGTTCCCCGCAGGGTCGGTGCGAATGAAGATGTTGTCTGCCATCCAGCGCATGACGGGATGCCCGCCGTGCGCTATTTTCTTTTCCAAGGTCAGCTTCATCAGCTCCTTGGTCGGCGGACTCATATCCTTGAAGCCCTGACCGAATGGAACAACGGTGAAGCCCATCCCCTCGAGGTTCTGCACCATCTGCACTGCACCCCATCGGTCGAAGGCAATCTCGCGAATGTTGTACTTCTCGCCAAGTTTCTCAATGAACGCCTCGATGAATCCGTAATGCACGACATTCCCCTCTGTCGTTTGTACGTAGCCCTGTCTCTCCCACACGTCATACGGCACATGGTCACGCCGCACACGAAGGTCGATGTTCTCCTCGGGAATCCAGAAATACGGAAGCACGGCAAACGGCTCATCCTCCTCCGTCGGAGGGAACACGAGGACAAACGCCGTAATGTCCATCGTAGAGGAAAGGTCAAGACCGCCGTAGCAGACACAGCCCTCTAAGGACTCAGCGTCAACATGGGCGTCACAGCTATCCCACTTGTCCATCGGCATCCACCGCACGGACTGCTTCACCCATTGGTTCAGTCGAAGCTGACGGAAGCTGTTCTCCTCGGCTGGATTCTGCCGTGCAGAGTCGCAAGCCGCCTGTACCTTGTCGATGCCGACTGTGATACCAAGCGACGGATTCGACCGTTTCCAAACCTCCGGGTCTGTCCAGTCCTCATCTTCCTTCGCTCCGTAGATCACGGGATAGAAGGTCGAATCAATCTTTCGCCCTTCCAGAATATCCACTGCTTTCTGATGTGTCTCGTAGCAGATGGACTGCATATCCGTTCCTGCCGTGGTGATAAGGAAGTAAAGCGGCTGCATTCGCGCATCGCCGGAGCCTTTCGTCATAACGTCAAAGAGCTTGCGGTTCGGCTGCGTGTGCAGCTCATCAAATACCACGCCGTGAATGTTGAAGCCGTGCTTTGAATATGCCTCTGCCGAAAGCACCTGATAGAAGCTGTTCGTCGGCAGATATACCATCCGCTTCTGGGAGGCAAGGATCTTCACTCGCTTGCTGAGGGCGGGACACATACGCACCATGTCTGCTGCGACCTCGAACACGATGCTCGCCTGTTGACGATCGGCAGCACAGCCATACACCTCGGCTCGCTCCTCCCCATCGCCGCAACAAAGGAGGAGTGCGACAGCGGCGGCGAGTTCGCTGTTGTGCGTTGGCACGAAGGATTCCCCTACCAGATAGCAGTGACTTGCACTATCCACTTGAATGCACTGCATGGGGACTCGCTCTGAGAGCGACACGATGTCTGCCAGATAATGAAAACAGGAGCGAGTTTCTTTAACCCGCTCCCGTTTCCGGCAGATTTTCCGATGCAGTTTTGATGTTGGTTGATCGTCAAATGTAGTGAACCGTATGATGTAGAGGGTTTCCCCTGTCGGCTTTCCGCATCGCGTAGACGGTGCTTCTGTCATGGCATTCTTGATGCCGAGACTCCACAAGAGTTCGCGTACCGATTCGGCAAGCTGTTTGATGGTGCTGACGTAGACGCTCTGCGCCTTCCGATTCCCGATGCACCCGTCAGAATCCATCAGACCTTGCAAGAGTTCCCAACGCTGACGCTCCGAGGCTCTTAGATATGCGACTGGGATAACCTTATCTCGGAATGTCGGAACGAGGATGCTCTTTAGTTCCTCATAGTACACGCGCACACTTCCCGGCTGAGGAATGCTGTTGTATGGAGCATACGGCACACTCTGTGTGACCGCCTGTACGTCCTTATCGCAGATAGTAATTTCGGGCTTTGTGGCACATCCGTTGCCGATCCAGTATCCGTAAAGATACGGATCAACAGGAAGATCACACTCTGCGAGATTCAGCGATTTTGCCACAGGGATTCGGATAATGGAACGGCGTGCCTCCTTCTCGTTATCCCGATATTTTTCTCTGTACCTCATCGTTCGGCTGTAGATTTCACCCGTTGTCCAAAGCATGGATCGCGGCTCGCCGATGATGTGCTCCACATTCCAGAGATGCCGTTCCCCTGCGACGATGGACGAGCCGTCACGAAAAGTCAGCCGATAGGCTTGCTCGGTGTCATCCACATCGCTCTTTGCAACAACACGGCAGGGCTGTCCGTTTTCGTCAAAAACGGTATCTCCGACGCGAATATCGCCCATTGTGGTAAATCCCTCGGGTGTGGGGATTTTCGTATCAAGAGTAAGCTGTTTTCCTTGTTTCTTGGGAATCTCAACATACGCCGTGTTGAACTGCCGATAGCCGTTCGGCTTCAGAATTCCGAAGATGTCTCGGATAATGCGCTCCTGCCAGTCGATCAGCTCGAAGGGCTTTCCTGCCCACGTCCCCTTCGTATGGCACAGGCACTCGATAAAACCCACGGCATAGTCCGCAGCAGCTTTGTCATAGTGCGCGTTTTCTGCCATGAACCTCGTCGGCTTGTAGTCCGTCAGTTTTCGCAAGCAATCACCCCCATCAAAAAAGAGCCGCCGTCAGCGACTCATAATATCTGAAACGAGAAGCAGCCCCGAAGGGCTGTTTGGTTGTTTGGCGCGGCTTAGATGCGCTTCATGCACCAAGCCATCGCGTGCCCGCCGTCCTCAAAAAGCTCCGTGGCGGCTTCGACGAGGTTCAGGCGGCATTCAATGTCCGCAAAGCCTGTCTCCTCCGGCGTTTCGACCATCTCGTAGATGGCTGCGTGGAAGCCCCAGCATTCCATCCCGACGACAAGGATCTGCTCGCCGTAGCGAAGGATCGCGCCGCTCGTTCCGAACCGCATCTCATCGAGGTGCTCCATCGTGGTGGTCTTTGGCCATCTTGCTTCTGCGTTCCTCATTTTGTGTTCCTCGCTTTCGATGTGTAGGTTGTTCCCTTTGGTCATGTACATATATGTCTCTAAACGAGGAATATAGCAAGTCATATTTCAAATAAATCACACTTATTTTTCGAGAGAAACACAGCCCCGAAAGGCTGTGCGGAATCGCTGAAACTATCGCCTATTGTTCACCCGTGAGGATAAACCGTACATACGCCGCACGGTCTTCCTCGATGAAGCAGACCAGTTCGTAGAACCCCATCTCGAACGCCATCCGCTGAACACTGGGGACGTCGAACATATTCACCCGCCCGGAGTTGCGGATATCCATGATCTGGGAAACAACCTTCTCATTCATGACCTGCCGCCTTTCTGTACGATGCGGAAGGAGTCTATGCCGGGGATCAGGCTGAGTGACGATCCTGTCTCCCACCGAACAAGAAGCTGTCCCGCATCATCAACGCCCAGAATCTCGCCCATCGTTCCTGTCGGAGGGGCTTGCGGATCGTCCATTCCGAGGAGTTCCACCTTTGTCCCGCGTGGATATCTCTGCCGCAGTGCGGTGATCTGCTCTCTACTCGGAAATCGCATGATGCTCAGCCTCCTTCCGATGTCCGCTCTTGAACGCGCTGCTACCCGTGAGGTTCTGCAGGAGAATCTTACGCGACTGTTTGTAGGCGTTTCCGATCATGCCAAGACGCAGGAGGAAGCAGCGGAATGCGTATTTCTCGTTGTCCACAATCTTCTCCTTTGCCGTGACGCGCTTCTGCGTCCGCGCCATCAGGCAGAGCTTGCTGATGAACTCGGCGTATGCCTTTGCCGTCTCGTCGGTAATCGTGCCATGCAGCCATGCGAAAGTGATGCGGTCGCCCTCCAGCGTGTAGGTCGCTTCCTGAATGTCAAAGGCGTGACGGATAAGTCTCCCCTTGCTCAGGAGGAGTGCATCGAGATTCTGCAGTGCCGTCTCGGTGAAAAGGCTGCGCGGGAGGCTGATGGAAAGGCTGTGCCTATCGGGTCCTGCCATCATCTCCTCGGTCAAAGCAGGCTCTGCCGGCATTTCCATCTGAATCTGCTCGTCTGCTTCCGTTTTTACTGCGGCAGGCTCTTCCACTGTCGATTCCGTCCGGCTTGGCTCAACCTCTGCCATGTCCGCTCCGGTAGGTTCTTCTACCTCCTCCGTTTCTACTGCGGCGAGTTCATTCTCTGCCGCTTCCGTCTGGATCGGCTCATCTGCCCCTGTGTCCCCACAGGAAGCCTCGTTCTCCCAATCCTCGGACATGAAGCCCGCCTCGCGCAATGCCGTGCGCACACGCGCCACCGTCGCTTTGTCGGTGGCATCGTCGAAACAAAGGCTGCCGTCCTTCGTGATCTCGAACGCGCCGACCTTGTAGGAAAAGCTCGGTGCGCCGCAATAGGCGGGCTTTGTCCCGAGCACCTTTCCCACAATCCCGACCATCGCCTTGCGCTCTTCCTTCTGGATGTTGTAATTGACCTTCATTTTGAAAACCTCCTTTATGAACTTTGGTCATTACATACATCCCTCGTTTTGGGATAATTAGCAAGCGGATTGTGTTGTATACACCATGGCCTCAGTGAGATAAACCGCAGAGCGTCATCATTTCACAGAACGTGGTGCGGTCATGCGCTCAAGCATCTTGCCCGTCATCCAGATTGCCCCGTCGATGACGAGCGGCAGGAATATGCGGTCGCGGAATCTGCACCATCCCGTCTCCTTCTCGGCGCTCTCACGAAGTGCTGCCGTATATGCCGCCGATACTTCACGCGCTGCCGGGAGTCCTTTCTCATGCAGCCAGAGGACGGTCGCTTCCTTTGCCTCCGTCCGCACGAAATCTCCCACATGATTCTTCAGTTCGTTTTGAATGTGTTCCAGTTTCATCTTCAACACGCTCCTTCATAGTCCGTTACCCCACGCGCAATGGCGCGGGCAAATTCATCCTGCCGGCTGCGGAGCAATTCTGCGTCACGCGCATGGTCAATAAACGCAAGCTCCACAAGCACAGCGACCGCATCTGTGTTGCTCAAAACATACAAGCCGTTGACACCGGGCTTTGCGGCTTTGATTCCACGATCCAAAGTTCCGAGCGCATCCACAATCTGGTTCTGGATGCACTGTGCCAGCTTCTCCCCCTCGCCGCTTCCGTAGTAGTGCCAAACCTCTGTCCCCTGTGCCATGCCGTTATAGGCATTACAGTGGATGGAGATAAACACATCGGCATCGGAACGATTGGAAGCCGATACGACTTCATGCAGACTGTCGGATTGGAGACAGCCCACAACTTCTACACCTGCGGCAGTGAGATAGCCCGCAACAAGGTCAGCGATGTTCTTTACCACATCGCATTCCCTAAGCCCCCAACCACACGCGCCGGGGTCTGGATTCCCGTTCGGGGCATGACCCGGATTCAAAAACACACGCATTATGCTTCCTCCTTTGGTTTCGGCACATCCACATACGGAATGCGCTCACCATCACGTTCCAAAAACACATCTTCTGCATTGCCGTCCTTGCTCTGGATGTATCTCTCAACAGCAACATCCACGAATTTCGCCTCAAGCTCCACACCGTAGCAGATACGCCCCAGCTGGTCGCAAGCGATAAGCGTTGAGGCAGAGCCAAGGAATCCGTCTAGAACGATACCATTCGTCTGCGTACACTGTTTGACAAGGTAGGCGATGAGCGGCACGGGCTTCGAGGACGGATGTCCGCAACCGTCCTTCTTCGAATCCTTGATGCGGTCGAACGCAAAGACGGTAGTCTGCTTTTGATCGCCGTACCATCTATGCCGTCCGTCTTTGCGCCATCCCCAGATAATCGGCTCGTGAATGTACTTCCAGTCCGTCCGTGTGAGTACAAGGCGGTCTTTCTTCCACACCAGACCTGCGCCAACTTTAAAACCCGCATCCTCATAAGCGTCATGAAAGATGCGGGCTTTTGCTGTTGCGTAGAAAACATAGATGGAAGCGTCCGTCGCCATCACCGAGTGGAATGCGGTAAAGGCAGATTTCAGGAACTCGTAGGCATCCTTGTCATTCAGATCATCGTTCTTGATTTTCCCCGATGTGCTTTCAAGCTGGATCATGTATGGGGGATCCGTGCATACGAGGTTGACCTTCTCGCCGCCAAGCAGACGCTCGTATGTCTCCGGCAGTGTGGAATCTCCGCAGATAACACGGTGCTTGCCGAGATGCCACACATCACCTGTTTTGGCAACGCAGGGCTTTGCCAACTCTGCATCTACGTCGAAGTCGTCTTCCTGCGCTTCACCGTCATCCAGTGAGAGCAGGTCTGCGATTTCAGCTTCGTCAAAGCCCGTGAGCGAGATGTCGAAGTCCATGCCTTGCAGGGCTTCCATCTCAACGCGCAGCATATCTTCATCCCATCCCGCATCGAGTGCGAAACGGTTGTCTGCAAGAATGTAGGCTTTCTTCTGCGCCTCCGTCAGATGGTCGACGAATACGCAGGGAACGCTCTCCATGCCCTCTGCCCGTGCCGCCGCAACACGCCCGTGTCCTGCGAGGATGCCGTAGTCCTTGTCGATAATGACGGGACTGACGAATCCGAACTCGCGCAGGCTTCCGCGCAGCTTGTTGATCTGCTCGGGCGAGTGCGTCCGTGCATTGTTGGCATACGGGACGAGTTTGGCAATCGGAACGAGCTTCATCTCTGATGTTGTTTTGTTCAAAATTTAACTGCCTCCTCAATTTGTATAATGCAGGAATGACCAAATGTGTGTCGAACTTATCTATGTAAGATTTCAAGACATTGGAGGTTTTTTATGGCGACAATATTAAATTTAGCAAAAGGTGCAAAAAAGAAAAATGTTGACGCACAAGAATTACAAAAAAAATCCATTCCAGGCTACACTATGGAGGGAGAACGAAAACGCGCAGTAATCGCATACGTTGACGAGCTATATAAAGCACGTACAGCCACCATTGAAGCCAACACGGAGAACCGTTTAGTATTGAAGATGTTGCACCCCGATTCAAAGTGTCGTAGTTTTTACCAAAAAAGAATCGAGGAAAATGATTATTTTTTGGATACTACTGCTTCATGGGCTAAGGCTTGAATACAAAAGAGCGAAGGCAAGCACAATGCCTTCGCTCTTTTGTATTCACTTCCTCGAACGCAGCAACCGCTCCATCCGATCCTCCTGTGGAGAGCCGCTGAATGTCGTGGTGCAGTTCTGCTTCACGATGTCGAAAATCTCATACCACAGCAGATTGGACTGTTTCTGGAATGCCTGTCCCATCTGGACGAAGGGGCTTGCAATCGCACCTCCTGTCGTCGGATGCTTGCCAATCAGCCCGTATTGACTCATTGCCTCCTCACACTGAATGAAGCGGGCAAATGCCTGAGCGTAGCTTTCGATGAGACGAGGATTCACAAGCCGCTCACAACCGCGCTCCTTGAGCCACAGCCATGTTTCGCGAAAAATCTCATCCGCACCGAGCGGCTTGCCGTTCCTCTGCCGCGCAGATAGGAACTCGCTCGGGGTTGGCATCTCCTCACCGTAGAGATCGACGGCATCCACAAGGTCTGTGCCGTCCAGTTCCGTCATGGGGAACTCCATGATGTGCGCCGTGCGCCCGCCTGCAATTTTATCTGCCAGTGCTTCGGGTTTGTCTCCCGCCCGGATGCGCCGTCCTCCGCGATTTGTTCCGTCACGCGCCATCTTCTCGCCCCCATTCCTTTAATACCCCGTTTGAACCGATGTTTTTGTGCGTGCGCCCCCTCCCCGGTCCAGTAACGGCGCGGTTTTAGAGATTTGACCGCCCCCTAGGGGTCTAGCAGTCGCCACTGCCGCGCCGGTGAATCCGCTCATGACAAGAGACGCATAGCGACATCAAATTGCTCGCATCATGCGTGCCGCCCTCAGAAATCGGTCGGATGTGATGCACGAGTGTCGCGAGGATGTATCTTCCCTGCTCTTTGCATTTCTCACAGAGCGGATGCACTGCCAAATGACGATCACGAATCCTGCGCCACACACTGCCATACCTTTCATGCTGATCATAGCCGCGCGTGAAGTTCTCGTAGTGTCGCTGCATGACTTTCTCGTGTGCCTTACAGTAACAGCTTTTTCGGTCTGTAAGATTCGGACATCCCGTCATGCGACAGGGACGTTTCGGCTTTCTCGGCATTGCGTTTCTCCATCAAAAAAGCCCTCGCGGAGAATTGCTTCTCCGAGAAGGCTGATTCCATATCCTATTCTTGCTGAGTCTATCATATCACTGTCAACCCTATGAACGCAACGTGAACCTTTGTGAACTTAGGTGAACTCGGATGAACTTTGCTGTCTTTTTTCCAAAATTTTTTCAACTTCATCCAGAGCCTTGCCATGAATCTTGTGTACCCATCGAATGCTGACACTCATTTCCGCTGCAATATCTTCCCACGATTTGAAGCTATGGTAGCGTCGCTCAAGCACCATCTGCGCGTTTTCATCCGCGACCTGCCAGATCGTATTCATGATCTCAAGTTTTAGACTGACCAGACGGTCGATGTCCGCATTGATCTCATCTTCCGTGTCGGTCAGCCGCGCGATGATGGTTTCCATCCGCTGATTGTTCGGACTTGGACTCTTTGGCATGTCGCTGATGACGGCGCTCACATTAATCGCCATATCACGCAGCCGCGACACATGGGCAACCTTATCATTGATACGCCGATCAATGTTCCATGCCTGACTCAGATACTCTTTTGCCGTCATGCAAATTCCCCCTCCAACTTCTGAAGAAGCCACTCTCCGTTAAGCTGCGTCAGCTGCCCGAACCATGCGGAACGAAAGAACCGCTCTGTATCGCTCCTCATCTGAGCTGCGGAACCATTCTCCGGGTCTTTGGCGAGAGCCGTCCGCGCCCACCGATAGTCCTTTGCCGCCTGTTCGACGATGGCGTTTGCCAGAATCTCATAGTTCATCATGACACCTCCGCTTTGACGGCAGCAATCAGAGCCGCCTGTGTCTTGTCCTTCTGCTTTAGGGCGCGAAGGATTCTCTCGTCAATCGTGCCCTCGGCAATGATGTGCTGCACTACCACGGTCTTGGCACTTTGTCCCTGCCGATAGAGCCGCGCCACGGTCTGTTGGTAGAGTTCCAAGCTCCATGTTATCCCAAACCAAACGAGGGTTGAGCCGCCGCTCTGAAGGTTCAGCCCATGTCCCGCACTTGCAGGATGGATCAGGGCGACGGGGATTTCTCCACGATTCCAACGAGCGATTGCCTCGTCCGTATCCAGTCGGATGCACGTCACGCGCTTTTCGATGCGCTCTGCATCATGCCTGAACCAATATGCCACCAGAAGCGACTTGCCGTTCATACTCTCAATGATGTCCTCCAAGGCATCGAGCTTGCGGTCGTGTATATGCAGTGTAGCCCCATCGTCAGTGTAAACCGCGCCATTCGCCATCTGGGCGAGTTTCCCGGACAGGACACCTGCGTTTGCCGCCGTCACCTCATCGCCCTTCATCTGCAAAACCAACTGCTCACACATATTGGCATACATTTTCTTCTCTTCCTCATTCATGCGGACGCTGTATTCGCTCTCGATCAGCTCCGGCATCCTCAGATGGTCTGCTGCCTTCATGGAGATGGTGATGTCGGCAATCTTCTCGTAAATCCGCTCCTCGGCTCCGGGCAAGGGGACGTAGGAGAACACCACCTGTCCGTTTCGCTTGTCCGGCACGAAGTAATCTTGCCGGTACTTCGTAATGAACCGCCCCAAACGCTGTCCCATGTCGAGCACCTTGAACTCTGCGAACAAGTCCATCAAGCCGTTGCCGGACGGTGTTCCCGTAAGTCCGATGACTCTCTTCGCCAAGGGGCGAACCTTCATGAGTGCCTTGAAGCGTTTACTGCTCCAATTCTTGAAGGACGAGAGTTCGTCAATCACGATGGCATCGTA